TTGGCTTAAACACTTACCTAAATCTACTTGGAAGAATATTGATATCTTAGTCAAAGCAGTTAAAGAACAAAAGGAAAAGATAACCTATGTCAATCAATCTTATAATGAAGCCAAATACAATGTTGATTTAGAAGGTGTACTTATTAGAACTAAATACACTCGTGATAGTTGGATTACTTATGCTCCTAAGTTCCCACAAGCAGGAATACTTAGAGAAATAGATAACCCACATCAAAATGGTAAACTTCCAATCATCATCAAACAAACAGTTCCAATGTTAGATAGATGTACTGGTTGGTCTGATACTGAAAGAGGTAAACCACTTCAACTTACTCAAAACTCTATTATCAACTTAACTCTTGATAGTGCAAAGAATAAATTATTCCCTATTACAGTTGTAAATCCTAAAGGTGTAGTTAAAAATACTTTAAATCGTAGGGCTGGTGCTATATGGGAAGAAACAATCCCTAACTCTATCCGTCCTTTAGTTAATGGGAATGAAGATATTAACACTGCTAATAACTTATCGGGTATGATTCTAAGTTCTTTAAACAACTTATTGGGTTCTACTGATATGAGTGTGTCTAAGAATGTAGATATGACTCAAGGCAAGACTCCACAAGCCCTTAAAATGCAACAGATGAAGGAAAGTGCCGCTGATTCATGGGAAAGACAGACAATGGAAGACTTTGTAGAGGAACTTTATGATCGAATGATTGAAATGATTGCTTCTAATCAAGCTAAACCAATTGATATTAACTTATTTAGTGGTGAAATTGAACAAATTAAAGAAATCTATCCCGATATTGAAGAAATATACTCACAAAATGGTGAAGGTAAGTACAGAATCAAACCGGAAATGCTTAAAGGTAAGTTTAGATTCTTTATTGATGCCGGAACTACATTACAAAAAGATGCTATGGAAGAAAATCAATCACTAACTGCAATAATTCAATTATTTGGAACTCCATTTGGTTCAACTCTATTACAAATGATGCAAACTAAAGGAAAAGATATTGACTTCTCTGAATTAGTTAAACGATACATCATTACTTCGGGTACTAAAGATTCAGATAAAATAGTTGTTGACTTTAAACCAGAACCACCACAAGTACAAGCAGGTCCAGATGGTCAACCAATTCAAGGACAAACACCACAGAGAATACCACCTGAAATGCAAGGACAAGGACAACCAGTTCAACCATCTCAAGAACAATCTATGATGCCTGGTAATGGACAGGGTGTAGATTCTGCACAGATCATGGGAAATATAAAAGATCCTGAATTACAACAGATCGCTCAATCATTATTAGGAGGGAGATAATATGGAAAAAGTAACATTGAAAAATATTTACGATCAAATTCTAACTGAACCACCAGTAAAATGGGACGAACTTAACCAAAATCTTGCCGAGATTACTTCTTCTATACAATGGCCATACCTCAAGAGATATTTTGAATCATGTATTGGGGATGTGTTATCACAAGCCGATGACATTACTGCCGTTTTAGCTAACCAGATGTCAGAGGAAGCGTTTGGGCGTAAAGCTCTTATCGCTAGAGTTGTAGCCGACAAGATGCAACAAATACTAGATTTCATAGAGGGACATAAACCCAATGAAACCAAATGATGTATTAGATGAAGTTAAAGAGGAAACAAAAGAAGAAACCTCGCACATTGACATTGATGTAAGTCAAATACCTTCTCAAGTGAGAGAGGGAATAGCTGGACATAATTGGACTCAGCAAGGGTTTACATTAGTTTGTAATTCATGTCCTTGTCCTCATAGTGTAAATATAGGAAGAAGAATTTTTATGGGATTAGATGATAGGGGAATCCCAATACTTAAAAAAGTTTGATTGATGCTCTACGAATCTCGTAGGTATCAATGAGTCTTTTCTAATTAATTAGATTCAAGCGTGGCCGACACTGCTTTAAGTTGTCTGATTATTAGTTCAACCAAATATGGACGAACAAAACAATGCTGTGGTGGAAACACCAGTCGTTGAGGAAACCAACGAAGTTTCGCAAACTGAACTAGAAACCACTCAGGAAGAAGTTAATTCGGAAGAAGCTAATAACTCACCGGAAGAACCTCAGAAAGAGTCAGATAGTTATAGGCCAACTAGGGCAGAGAGAAGGATTCAACAACTTACTTCTAAAGTAAAGGAGTTGTCAGAACCTCAACCTCAATATAATAACGATGTTTTTGGCAATCAACTACCTCCATGGTGGCAGACCAACCAACAAACAGAGGCTAATGATGGTGAAATAACCATAGAACAGTTAAATAATAAAATAATGACTGTTACACAGTTAGCTATCGCCAAAGATAGACAGGAACAAGGTTTTAGACAAACAGTTGGAGCACATCAATCTGAATTAGGAGAGCTTGTAGATGCACCTGAATTTAGTGATAAGAATTTTGATTCTAAATACACTAAGTTATATGCATCTCTTAATTATGACGAATCTGGAGCTTTTCGTCCTAAGATGAGTCCTAAAGAACTCTACAACGAGTTAAAAGGGGTTATCAAATTAGGTGAAAGCAACGGCCAAGCAGAGGCCGCTTCAAGTATGGCTAAAACAATCGCTAATGCTGCAGTAACGCCTACATCAAATAGGCCTGACACTAGTAATGATGAAAGTCGTCAAAGACTACAGAAAGCTAGAAATACTGGAAGTACAGATGATTGGGCAGCCTACTTAAAAGATATTATCTAAAACAGATGAAGAATTTGTTTATAAAATAATCTGCGTATTAATAATTAAATTAAAATTATGGCTTCAGGAACAGCTATTTCCTCATTCCATGCGACTACTAATCGTGAAGACCTTTTGGATGTGATAACAAATATCTCTCCAACTGAGACTCCTTTTTTTAGTTCATGTGGAAAAACCAAAGCTAGTGGTGCTTACCATGAGTGGTCTACTGACTCTCTTGCTAGTGCTACAGCTAATGCCCAAATTGAAGGGCAAGATTATTCGTTCGCTGTTAAGACGACTCCTGCACGAACTGGTGCTTATGTTCAAACTTTCAGAAACTTCGTTGAAGTAACTGATTTTGAAAGAGCTATGAATCCAGCAGGTATGGACGATATGTACGCTTACCAAATGGCCAAAGCCATGAAAGAACAAGCTAGAGACATTGAACTAGCTCTTTTCACTGGAACTGGTGCAAGCGGTGCAAGCGGTACTGCTCGTGAACTTAAAGGTGCTTTAGCTTTCATTGCCACCAATACTGGTAGTGGATTCTATTCAGGCACAGGTTCTTCTTCTCCAGAATATCTTTTCAACACCAACCTCCAAGCAATTTGGACAGCTGGTGGTCGTCCTGATACTACTTATGTAAATGCTACTGCTAAGAGAGCAATCTCTGATTTCACAGCTAGCTCTACTAAGTTTATGAATCAAGACTCTAAAGAAGTTATTAGCGGAGTGGATGTTTATGATTCAGACTTCGGACGAGTAAAGATTGTTGCTGATCGTTTTATTACTGCCGGTAAAATCCTTACTGTTCAATCTGATCTATGTAAAGTTGCTGTTGCTATTCCAACTCACAAAGTAGATGCTGCTAAAATCGCATCTACCACAAGAGGTGTCGTAGAAACTGCTCTTACCCTAGAGATGAGACAGGAAGCTGGATGTGGTTTAGTAACTTTAGCCTAAAAGTTACACCGTCTAGGATGGGAAACTGTCCTAGACACCAATGTTATAATATATTAGTTTAAGGATTCGTCCTCACTATATGGCTACATTTAATACAGAAGAACTAAAAGTAATCAATAAAGTTATTGATAGTGTTAATAAAAATAAAGAATTAGGAATAAAACAAGCCACTGATCCAAAAGGTGTTATTCAACAATCTCTACGAAAGGAACAATATCTTGCAGGACATAAACGTACTGGTAAAGCACACTGGATTAAAATAGCAACTATCCCCATTGAAGTAGATGAGTGGTTTACTAAGATGTATGGACCAGATTATTTTAAAGATAAAGATTTTTTTGAACATTATAAAGAGTGGAAGGTAGTCAAAGGAGACACACGAAATATATGATGAAACTATTTGTCCATAAGCATAGAATTGATGGTTGTAGTTGGTATCGCATAATGCAGATAACTAAAGCAATATCTAACGAAGTAGAGATAAAGGAAGTTGATATAGATACTTGGAGTGAGAAAGATATAATGGAAGCAATTAAAGATTCTGATGTTTTTTATTTAAGACCTTCAACTAAAAATGTAACTCAATTTATTAGAGAGATTAAAGAATACTATCCAAAAAAGAAAATAATCTTTGATACTGATGATGACTTATTTAATATTAGTCCTTTTAGTGATGCTTATTCATTTGGTGGTACAAAAGAAGTTTACTTACCAGATGGAAAACCTCTATGGGTAGAAGATAAACACTTTGATCCATATCGTAATCGTAGAGCTTTAATAGACTACGAATACTGTCTTACTAAAGCAAATGTAGTTACAACTACTACAAGTAAACTAGCTGATACTATTAAACCTTTTAATAAAAATGTAGTTGTTGTCCCAAATGCTGTAAATCTTGATATATTTCCTAGATTAGATATTAAGAAAGATGATAAGATTCGTTTACTTTGGTCTGGTGGTAGTTCCCACTATGGAGATATGTTTTCAATAAGAGACGATTTAGAAAGATTAATGAAAGAATATCCTAATCTACACTTATATATCCTCGGTAATCCTTTTGAAGGTATAACTAAAGACATGGACCAATCAAGAGTCCACAAAGACGGTTGGATCACAGCAGATGGACATGGATATAGATTGGCTACAATCAATGCTGATATTGCTATCTGTCCTTTAGAAGATAATGAATTCAATACTAATAAGAGTTCTATCAAGTATTATGAAACGGCTGCTTTAGGTATTCCTACTGTTGCTAAAAATATGCTTCCTTACTCGGCTGATATTAAACATAATGATAATGGGTTACTTTATACCAATGATTTTTACAAACAAGTTAAGTATCTAATCGATAATCCACAAGAAAGAAAACGTATTGCCGACAATGCTTTTAAATGGGTAAAGAAAAATAGAGACCTTAAAGAAGTTTCTAAAACTTTTCTAAATGTTATTAAATCTTTAGATGTTAAATTTGTAGACTTATGAACTACTTAACTGGGGGATCAGGTTTTCTCGGTCAAGAATTACTAAAAAATATTGACGCAGTTTGTATTCCTCATGAAGAAATAGATACTTTTAAGCCTAAAAATTTTAATAAATTCCTATTTTGCTCTGCCTATGGCAACATTAGCGACCACACAGACGACGATTTAATCATAAAGGCTAATTTACTAGACCTAATCTCAATAATTAACAAAGTAAAAGACTTAAATTTCAAATCCTTTGTTTATATATCAACTTCGTCAGTAAAACTTCCAGTCCAGACCATGTATTCAAGGACTAAGAAGGCAAGTGAGGAGATTTTGATGGGTTATTTAGAAAAATTACACTTACCAATAACTATAATTAGGCCATATACGATATGCGGTGCTGGTGATAGTCCAAAACACTTAATTCCTACTCTAATAAGGGCTGCAATCAATGATACTCCTGTAAACTTATGTGATGGTAGTCATGACTATATTGATGTTTCTGATGTCGTTAGTGGGATATTAAATCTCTCTGATAATCAAGCTAAAGGTATTTTTGAACTAGGGAGTGGAGTTAGCACAACTAATGAAAAAATTTTAGAAATAGTAGAGTTTATTACTCAGAAAAAATTAAAGGTTACCAGAGTACCTCAATTAAGAAAATATGACACTCCTAATTGGGTATGTACTAACTTTAAAGCTAGGAGTTGGGGTTGGTTGCCAAAGAAATCATTAATTGAAAGTATAGAGGAATCTTATGACCAAATTAGAAAAGAGAGTCTTTGATATTAGTTATCCAAGAAAACTTACTCATCTAAGCAGTGTATTAACTACTTTGCCAATTATAGATAAGATTTACCAGCTTAAGAAACAAGATGATATATTTGTATTGGGTAACTCCCATGCTGCACTAGCTCTATGGGTAGTATTGGAAGATAGAGGAATTTGCAACGCAGAAGAAATGGTAGATAAATATGGAACACACGCTTTTAGAGACTTAGAACACGGAGTTTATGTTAGTGGTGGCTCACTAGGACAACCAGAAACTATTGCAGTTGGTATGGCTTTGGCTAATAGAGACAGAGATGTCTATTTAGTTACTTCAGATGGTGCTTGTGCTGAGGGTTCTATATGGGAAGCACTTAAAATAGCTCACGATCAAGAATTAAATAATCTAAAAGTTGTAGTAGTTGCTAATGGACAAAGTGCCTGTGGATTAGTAGACATAGATTACTTGGAAAGTAGACTTAAATCATTTTTTAATGTTGTAGTATCAAGAGTAACCTTATACAGATGTCCTGAGATACTTAAAGGAATACCCGGACATTATAATTGTTTAGACTTAGAAACCTATGCCAAACTTCAATAAACCACACGACTCAATGAGAGGGTATTTAGCCTATTACTTACACAAAGAAATGGAAGCCAATAAGGATATATGGTTAGTTTATGCAGATTTGGGTTACAAACAATGGGACGCTATTATAGAGGACTTTCCTGATAGATGTATAAACTGTGGTGCAGCAGAACAGGCTGGTATGGGATTATGTATAGGACTTGCTTTAGAAGGTAAGATACCTTTCTTTTATTCAATAACTAATTTTTCTTTATATAGAACTTTTGAGTGGGTTAGAAACTATGTAGACTATGAACAGATACCAGTTAAGATCCTAGGTGCTGGGAGAGATAAAACTTACGAAAACGATGGTTATACTCACCAATCAGAGGACTGTAAACAGGTTTTAAAATGTTTTCCAAATATAACTTCTTATTTCCCAGATGATAAAGAAGATATTGAGAAACTATTACACACTATAATAAACAATAACAAACCAGTATTCATTAGTCTAACCAAATGAGTCCATACGTAGTAGTTACACCAATTTACAGAGACAACTCTAATGGAGTAAGAGTCCTACACAAACTTGTCCACGATCTTAACGAAAGAGGATACGAGGCATATTGTACTTCAACCCCTAATCCATTGTGGAACGAACCACTCATAACTAAAGAAAAAATTACAGAGGACTTTATTGTTGTTTATCCTGAGATTATAGCTGGTAATCCAGTAGGTATCCACAAAGTCGTTAGATGGGCATTAAATAAGCCAGGGTTCTTAGGTGGTGAACCATTTAAAGATGGGTTGCAATTTAGTTGGTATAAAAAATACTTAGACAAACCACTATTAACAGTTAATACTATAGAACCAGAACTATTTACTAAAGGAACTAATGATAAGTTTGATTGCTTCTATCGTAATAAAGGTTGGAAGAAACCAAGAGTTCCAATGGTTGAAGAATTGAGAGAAATAATAGATTGTCCTAGTCGTTGGGCTTATGCTGATCTACTTAAAAATACTAGAATAGTCTATACCTATGATGATGATACTCAATTAATATATGAAGCTATGCTTTGTGGGTGTAGAGTAATAGTAGTACCAGAAAATATTGAATTAAAGAAAGAGGATTATGATAAAAAATATTCTAAATATAATAAGAACCATAAAAAACAATTAGATAGATTTATTAAACTTACTCAAAAATTGGTATAATATATCTATGGATAATGTATATAAGGATGGTAAAAAAGTAGAACCAATAGCGGAAAAAGTAAATGAATTGGGAAGTTCTGAATATAAAAGTCCAACTATTGATACTTCAAAAGAAACTAAAGAAGTAGCACATGAATTATCTTTAAGACCTTTTAGAGAATTATTTAATCTATCTAATTCAGATTATGATGGTAAGTTAGAACAAATAATTAATTGGGCTAAGAAAGGTAATAATGATACAAATGAAGCAATTATGAAAATAGAAAATTTAAGTTACAAATTAGGCAGTCCAAGTGTAGGTGAGTCTAAATTAGAACATCTATATCGCAGAGTCAAGATACTTGAATCTCTCGGTGCGATTGCTGATGGAGAATTTTAATGGGAAATATAGTAAGTGAGTCAACACAGCAAGAAAGGGCATGGATTAATGGTGTAGCTGCTAAGAAAGTAGTTGTTGTTGATGGAGTTAGTGGTAATGTAGTTAGTCCAGCTACTTCTGCTAATCAAACTAATGGACTTCAATATTCTCGTATTCTTGATTCATGGGGTGACGAAATAGGTTCTACAATGATTGATGAGATGATGGTATCTGAAAAGAATCGTGTAGCTGGTGGAGTCTTTAATGGAACAACCCCTGATACGAACTTTTACACTACTTCCTTAAATGCTAACGGAACAGCTACTATATCAAACAGTGTTTTAAATCTCGCAACCACTACTGATAGTGGTTCTAGTGCTTTAGTTTACACAAATTCTGTTGCTAGATATATTGGTGGATCAATGAATCATTTGAGGGGGATAATTAGAATAGGAGGAACTTCATATACTAATAATACTTTGAGATTTGGTGCTACAAGTTCTTCATCTTTAGCAGATTCATTTTATTTTCAGGTACAAGGATCAGTCCTTTCTATATGTGCTAAAACTACTGGATTAAATGATATTAAAATTGATAGTGGTTCTTTTAATGGAGATTCTCCCACTTATACTTTAACTAGTAATTTTGCTACTGTAGAAATTATTTATACTAATAAACGTATTCAATTCTATATAGATAAAGTCCTGATTCATACTCTCACTCAAACTACTTCTGTAATTTGTGGAACTAGACATTTAAGACCATTTGCTCAGAATATAAATACAGGAGTTGGATCAGCAGCTAATTTATATATTCAAGTATTAAGTATATTAACTTGGGGAAATACTAAAACTCAATCTAAATTTTACTTTCAGCAAGGAACAACTGCTGGAGTCCTACTTAAGAATGGAATTGGATCACTTCATTCTTTAAATTTAAGTGGAGTTAATAACAACGCAACAGTAACTCTTTATGATAATACTTCGGCTACTGGAACGATAATTTATTCTACAGGAGCTATGGGTGCTCAAACAATTCCTATTAATGTATCATTTAATACAGGTATTCCATTCATTAATGGTTTATATTTAGTAATTTCAGGTGCAAATTGTAATTGCCAAGTAATGTATGAATAAATGTAAAGGTGGAAAGAAAAAATAGTATTACAATACCAATTTTGGTATAATAAATATAGTAAAAGCCTTTTACAGGCATACCTCCCTTGTTTGGGAGGTTTTTTATTATTTAAATTTAAAATGGCTACAACAAGACCAGATATATTTTTAATTAGAGGTGATACAAGTTCTATTGATTTTCAATTAACAGAAGATGGGGTTCCAGTAGATATTACCGGAGCTACTGTTTTTCTGACTGCCAAACCAACCGTTGCTAATGAAGCCACTGATGCGACTGCTGTAATGGAAGTTGAAGTTGCTGCAGGTGATTTAACTGATCCTACTCAAGGTAAAACAACTATCCCATTATCTGCAAGTGATACTGATTGTGAACCAGGGGATTATTTTTATGATATTCAAGTTAAAAAAAGTTCCGGTGCAATAGTTTCAATTCCTGCACGAAAACTAAGAATTTCTGGCGATATTACAAGAAGAACATCATAAATATATGAGTACACTAATATTAGCGAACATTGTAAATGGTAATACTATTAAGGCCAATGTAGAGTCTAGTGGTAATATCAGAGTCAATGCTGTTACTGGATCAGTAAAATCAGTAACTGCTCCTGATGTAGTAATAAAGGCTTTTATTAAAGATCAAGGACCAATCGGTGCAAAGGGTGATACTGGTTCTAAAGGTGATAAAGGAGATCAAGGAATACAAGGTATTCAAGGAACAAAGGGTGATAAGGGAGATACTGGTCTAACTGGAGCAAAAGGAGATCAAGGTATTCAGGGTATACAAGGAGAAAAAGGAGATAAAGGGGATAAAGGAGACGCTGGAACTAATGGGACAAATGGAACTAATGGTACTGATGGAGACGATGCTTATGTTTATATTGCTTATGCTTCAGATGATACAGGGACAGGATTTACATTAACTTTTAGTGCTTTATTAGATTATATTGCTGTTAAGAATACTACTACTGCTATTGCTTCACCAGTTGCCTCAGATTTTACTGGATTATGGAAAAAATATAAAGGTGAACAAGGTACTGCCGGTGCTGGTACAGGTGATGTCTTAGGTCCTGCTTCAAATACTGCTGATTATCTACCTCAATGGTCGGGTGCTAATTCTAAAACTTTAAAAGATGGAGTTGCTATTCCTGCTGGTGGATTGGCTGGTTTAACTGCCCTAGGAGATAAAGTTGATAAAGTCGCTGGTAGTCGTTTAATTACAACTGCCGAAGGAACTATATTAAGTAATACTTCTGGAACTAATTCAGGTGATAATGCTACCAATACTCAATACTCTGGACTTGCTTCTTCAAAAGAAGATGTCGCTAATAAAGAAAATACAACACTTGATACTTCAACTACCAAATATCCAACTAATAGACTTACAAAAGAATATGCAGATACTAAAATATCTAAGACTACCAATATCACTGCTTTAAACGAAACAGGAATAGCCGATGGAGAAATAGTTGTTTTTAATTTAACTAATAAAGATATTCGTACTTCAGATAAAACTATTGTTACTTCTTTGGGTGCCGATGATACAACTGTTCCAACAAGTAAAGCTGTAAAAGATGTAACTGATGGAAAAATATCTAATTCATTAGTAGCTGCTAAAGGAGATATTATTTCTGCTAGTGCTAATGATACTCCTGCTGTTTTACCAGTCGGTACAGATGGTTATGTATTAGAGTCAAGAGCAAGTGAAACAACTGGATTAAGGTGGGTTGCTCCACCAAGTTCAAGTGATTTAACTATGACATCTTCTCCTGCTTCAGATCACACTGCTAGTGGTAATAAATGTGTACTAAATGCTAATGAAAACCAAGCTTTTGGAGATGTATGTTTTATCAACGCTGATGGTCAAGCACAATTAGGAGATGCTGATGCTATTGCTACTTCTTCATGTGTCGCCATGTGTGCAGACGCAACTATTTCTGCTAATGCTGATGGGAATTATCTACTTTTAGGGTTCGCAAGAGATGATACTTGGGCATGGACAGTTGGTGGTTTAATTTATCTTTCAACAACTGGTACAACTGGTAATACACTTTCCCAAACTGCTCCAACTGGAACAGATGATGTAGTTCAAATTATGGGGGTGGCTACTCATGCAGATAGAATGTATTTTAATCCTCAACTTGTTCAAATTGAACTTGTATAAATATGGCAATAGCAATTAAAAAAACTTTTGGAAAGACAAGAACCACAATTAAAAAAGTTAGTGGAAAAACTAATAATTATTTCTTTTGTACTGGCGGAACAGTTATTACCAGTGGTAATTATACTATTCATAAATTTACAGAAACAAGTAGTTTAGTGGTTTATGGGACAGGGAAAGCGGAAATTTTAGTTGTTGGTGGAGGTGGAGGTGGTGGACGTTATTTTGGAGGTGGAGGTGGAGGTGGAGGTGTAGCTTATAACAACTCTTTTGATTTAACTCAACAAACTTATACTGTTACTGTTGGC